CCAAGATGCGCCTTTACCGCGGCAACCGAAGCGATACAAGATCGTTCACGGTGGCCGCGGTAAAGGCGCATCTTGGGGCATTGCGCGAGCGCTGCTTATCAAGGGCGCAGAGGAAAAACTACGCATTCCGTGCTGCCGCGAGTTCCAGAAGTCCATCGATGACTCAGTGCATGCGCTCCTGAAGAATCAGATAGAGCTGCTTGGCCTGCAGAACTTCTACAACATCAAAGAAACCGAGATCGTCGGCCTTAATGGTACTGAGTTCACGTTCCACGGCCTCAAGTACAACGTCAAGAACATCAAGTCCCTCGAAGGCGCGGATATCTGTTGGGTGGCCGAGGCGCAAACCGTCTCGAAAGCCAGCTGGGAAACGCTGATACCGACGATTCGTAAAGACGACTCTGAAATCTGGGTCGACTTCAACCCGGAGCTTGCAGAGGACGAAACGTATAAACGTTTCGTCTTGACTCCGCCGAAAAATGCCATCGTGGTTTATATGAACTGGCGCGATAACCCTTGGTTTAATCAAGTGCTCCGCGATGAAATGGAGGAGCTTCGGGCCAAGGATTATGACGCTTATCTGAATGTCTGGGAAGGTCAGTGTAAGAAGGCTGTCGAGGGCGCAATTTACGCGAAGGAACTTGCGAAGGCGGAGACCGAAGGACGGATAACACACGTTCCGTACAACCCGGCAAAGCCTGTATCAACGTTCTGGGATCTAGGATGGCGCGACTTCGTGTCGATCTGGTTCGCGCAAAAGATCGGCTTCGAGTATCACCTCATCGACTATTTGCAGGATCGGCAAAACACGGTGCAGTACTACGTAGGCGAGCTTCAGAAGAAGGGCTACGTCTATGACACCGACTACCTACCGCACGACGGAAAAACCAAGACGCTTGCGAGCGCTGGTAAATCAATCGAGGACATGATGCGCGGCCTCGGTCGCAAGGTAATCGTTCAGCCGAATCTTTCAATTGCCGATGGCATCAATGCTGCGCGCACGATGTTTGCTAATTGCTACTTCGATGCTGAGAAATGCGCGGATGGCATTCATGCCTTACGACATTACCGCTACAAAGTGGATGAGAAAACCGGGCAATTCAGTAAAGAGCCGTTGCATGACGATGCCTCGCACGGCGCTGATGCTTTCCGAGGCTTCGCGCTGTCGACAACCGATCGACCACAGAAGCGGCAGCAGCAAGAGCGCGAACGCAACTACAGCAGCTCGCAAAGCGCATCGTGGATGGGGGCTTAAATGACAATTCAACTCACAGGTGAATCATGAGCGTTCCACGCGGCTTTCAGCAAATAGCATCGGCGACACTGGCGTCGTCCACGGCATTGACTCTTCCGACAGGCATCGATGGTCAGAAACCAGAATTCGCTATCGCGCATACCGACACGCAGGCGGTGCGCTGGCGTGATGATGGCACGGCGCCAACAGCAGCCATAGGCATGCGTCTACTTCCTGGTGGTGAGCTGTTCATCGAGGGGGCAATGCTTAATGCAATTCGTTTCATTTACGAAACGGCGGGCGCGAATTTGAACGTCAGCTATTACAGGTACTCGTGAGATGAGTCTAATTCCCATCTCAGGCAACGCGATGGCGTTTCCATCGCTGCCGTGGTCGGGTCCGGTGGGTACGCTTAACGCAATTACGCTGACCGCTTCGGATGCGACACAAAAAATCGCCTACATGGGACAAGTGCATAACGCAGATTTCGCGACCAAGAATATTCAGGGCATTAAATACCGGCAAGGAAACCTGACTTGGGGCGTTAGCTCTGTTTTGACGATTTCGTTGCAAGACATTGGGGCGACTGGTGGCCCGGTCGTGCCTGATGAAGCGATCGATCAATCATTCACGCTCACCGGTCCAGCGCTCGCCGCCAATACATGGGCCGGTGGCACATTCAGCTCTAAGCGTAACAATGTGGCATGGGGCGATCGCCTGGCTGTGGTATTCCAGATATCCACGTTTACGGCCGGCGATAGCGTGCAACTGCAGAACAACAAAATCTCTGCAGCGCTCGAATTCAATTTTCCATGCATTTCGAAAAAGAATACAACTTGGGCGGCGGATACCAGTTCGCCAAGCATCTTATTTGAATTCGATGATGGGACATATGGAACGTTTTTGGGTTCTTGTCCGATCCTGCAACGAAACTCCAATCAGTTCAGTAGCGCATCATCGCCGAATGAATACGCGCTTCATTTCGTCTCGCCCGCTCCGATGCGCGTTCATGGTTGTTGGATGGAATGCTCACATGACAATGCGAACTCTACTTCTACGGTATCGCTATACGATGCGGCGAATAATGTCCTTGCTTCGAAGAATCTAGACCAAACGTGGTTTCACAATTTAACCACACAGCGCTATATCTGGGTGTCATTCGGGCAATCCATCACGCTCGCGGCGAATGCGGTTTATCGGCTCGGTTGGAAAGCAACGGCCGCGAATAACATCACGATAATTCATCACACCATGCAAAGCGCGACTGATTTTCGCGTGACGGATGGTATTGACAATATCTACCTGGAATCCCGCACGGATTCCGGCGCATGGTCGCCCACAACTACGCGCCGGCCGCGCATGGGTCTGCTGCTGACTCATGTTGACGACGGCGTCTTCCCGTCCTTCTCTGGTGGCCGAGGGCGTAGACGATGACAAACGCCGACGACAAATTTCTAGAGAAGGTCAAAAAGCGCTATCAGGAAGCCGTCGATAACGAATCGACTAATCGTATGTCATGGCTTGACGATATGCGTTTCGCCCATGTGCCCGGCTCGCAATGGCCGGAAGACATTCGCCGCATGCGCGAGATGCCGCCATCGCCTAGGCCATGCCTAGAAATCAATGTCATGGCGCAGCACATCTACCAGATCACGAACGACATTAGGCAGAATCGGCCGACGGTCAAAGTGCGGCCGGTATCGATGGATGCGAGCACCGATGTGGCGGAAGTGTTCGATGGCGTGATCCGCCATATCGACGCGTGCTCGGATGCCGAGATAGCAACGGATGTCGCGGTCAATCATCAAGTCACTGCTGGATGGGGATATATCCGACTCACAACGGAATACGTTGATAAGGCGACCAATGAACAATCCATCTACGTTCGACCAGTCCATAACCCGCTCAGTGTCTATCTCGATGCGGCTTCCATGTGCCCTGTGGGGTCTGATGCTCGTTTCGGGTTTGTGGTGGATGAGATTCCTAAAGACAAGTTCATCGCCGACTACGGAGAAGACGCAGGAAAGTGGGCGGAAGAAAGCGCAGGTGATTCAGATGCGTGGATTACGAATAACGCGGTAAGGATTGCCGAGTATTTCGAGAAGATCACGAGCAGCAAGAATGTCCTGCAACTGATAAACAATCAGGAAGTCACTGAAACCGATTATTGGACGCAATACGCCGGCGACATGACGCGGCCCGGTGTGCTGACGAATAAGACAGTTGAGGAAACGAAAGTTCGCTGGTGGAAAGTCACGAGCGGGAAGATTCTCGAAGGCGGTACCGAGGGAATGGAGTTCCCATCGAACTACATTCCGATAATTCGGGTACCCGGCCTCATTGTCGATATAGACGGCGTTCGACAATTCAAGGGGCTGGTCCGCGATGCCAAAGACTCGCAGCGGACATACAACTATCAATGGTCAACGTTCGTTGAAACCGTTGCGCTTCAGCCAAAAGTGCCTTGGATTGTCGCCGAAGGCCAGATTGATGAATACGAGCACGAGTGGGCGCGAGCGAATAGCGCGAACCTGCCTTACCTGAAATATCGAAGCAAGGACATCGATGGAAATCCGGTCGGGCCGCCTCAACGCTCCGCGCTCGCGATGGCGCCGCAGGGTGTCATGGAAGGCCTGCAAATGGCCGGCGACGCAATCAAGATGGTTACGGGCCAATACGATGCGAGCCTAGGACAGAAATCGAACGAGACGAGCGGCAAGGCAATTCTTGCGCGCCAGCGTGAGGGCGATACCGCCACCTATCATTTCATCGACGGCCTTTCGATGGCCGTTCGGCATAAGGGCCGGATTCTCATCGACATGATTCCTCGCGTGTATGACACCAAGCGAGTCATGCAGATTCTAGGCGAGGACGGCAGCACCGAGGACGTCGGCATTGATCCGCAACAGGCACAACCAGTGCGCGAGACGATGGAGCAATCCGGCGCGGTCAGGAAAATCTACAACCTGAACGTCGGTCGCTACGACGTGCTTGCCACGGTCGGCCCTAGCTATACGACGAAACGCGCCGAAGCTGTCGAGGCGATGGTGCAAATGATGCAAGGCAATCCGCAGCTCATGCAGATTGCTGGCGACATTTTCTTCCGCAATAACGACTGGCCGGGCGCTGATGAGATCGCCGAGCGCTGGAAGTTGATGCTTCCGCCACAGATTCAGCAAGCCGAGCAAGGACAGCAAGCGATTCCGCCACAGGTTCAAGCGCAGATGCAGCAAATGCAGGCGCAGATGCAGCAAATGGCGCAGGCGCTTCAGATGGCGCAGGGCCAGCTGCAACAAGCTCAGGCGAAAGATCAGGCTAAAGAGGCGGACATCAAGATTAAGCAAATGGACGTTTATATGAAACAGATCGATCTCGATATGAAAAAGATCGAGGCGGCGACTAAGACGCAGGAAGCGAATGCAAAGGCCGAACAAGCGCATGCGGAGAATATTCGCAGCATGGCTACGGCGGTGACGCAACCAGTTCAGCAACAACCGCAGGTTACCCAATGAAGGCGTTTGTGCATTTGGCCGTTTATTGCCCGGAATGCAACAGCGTCATGTGGCGCGAAATAGATTCGCGAGGTCCGCACCTCGAATGCATTTTTAGCCAATGCAAAAATTTTCATGTGCAGTTCAAGGCGCCAGCAATAGAGCTTGAACCGTTTACTGTTGACGACCAACAGGTTCAATCCTTGGAGAACTCTCCATGAACGCAGAAGTAGATGTATCGCAAAACGTAACGCAACCCGCGCAAGAGGTTGTGACGCAGCCACAGGCCGAAACTCCCCCTTGGGAGCAAAACAGGACTGAGACACCGGCGACTCAGCAAGGTACACCAGCAACGACACAGAACGACCAAGACGAGCAGCGCAAAAGCCGTGGCGGGTTTCAGCGGCGGATTGATGAGCTTGTGCGAGAGCGTGAGTACGAACGTGCGGAGAAGCAACGACTGCACGATCTACTAGCGCGACAAACAGGCCAGCAAACGCAGCAGCCGCAAAGCGAATCACAGGCGCAGCAGCCTCCAACGCTAGAGCAGTTCGATAGCTACGAAAAGTATCTGGCTGCTTATGCAAGATGGGAGGCGAAAGCGGTCTATGAGGAGCAGCGCCAAGCGGACCAAGCGCGAGCGCAAAAACAGCAGGGCGAAACGAGGCAACGCGAAATCGTTGAACAGCAACATCGGGCATTGATAGCGCAGCAACAGGCATTGAACAAAATGACCTCGGATGCGGAACGGAAGTATCCGGACTTCTACGAGAAAGTTTTCGAGCAGCCGCCTGATGTTGTGCCGATATCGTCGATGGTAGCAAACGCGATTCTCGAATCAGAGCAGGGCATGGATGTCGCGTATTACCTGGGCACCCATCCAGAGGATGCGCAACGTATTGCGAAGCTCTCGCCGACCGCTCAATTGCGCGAGTTCGGAAAGTTGGAGGTGTCGTTGTCGAAAGCACAATCAGCGGCGCCAGCGCCCATTAATCCTATCGGCGGCCGGCAGGCGGGTAATGAATTGCCGAGCGCGAACGACGATATGAAGACGTGGATTGCGAAGCGCAATCGACAACTAGGACGAAAATAGCCGCACTAAAGCAGTAAGCGGCTAACGCAACGCCGGGAGGCGTCGCAGTCCCATAGCGGCCATTTTGGCCCGAAGGAGTTTTGCCGTGTCTAACACGATGCTAACGATCGACATGATCACGAGGGAGGCGTTGCGCCTAGCGCATGAAAAAGCCTCATTTCTAGGAACCATTAACCGACAGTTTGATGATTCATTTGGCAAAGCCGATGGCAAGATTGGCGATACGCTGCGCATTCGTTTGCCGTCTCAGTACACTCGCCGGCAGGGTTCGCGAGTGATGGACGTTCAAGACAGCGAACAGCAAAAAACAACGCTGGTCTGCGCAACGCAGGACGGCGTGGACATGCGTTTCAACAGCCGCGAGTTGGCGCTTGATCTCGACAACTTCAGCAAGCTACATCTTGAGCCAGCAATGGCGACGCTGATTTCAGGGATCGAGTCCGATGTATTGCAAGGCGTTAGCAAATTGACGCCAAGCGTCGCCGGCACAGCAGGCAATCCGCCTACTGATCTTGTTGCGGTCGGCGCGGCGAGAGCCAAGCTAAATCAGCAATTGGCCCCGAAGGATGGTAACCGTTGCATTCAAATGGATTCCGTCACGATGGGCGGGCTAGTCAATGGCCTCAAAGGTTTGTTCCAGGATTCGCAGCAGATCAAGGAACAATACCGAGAGGGCATGATCGGTCGCACGGCAATGGCGGATTTCTACGAGAACGAACGCGTCTGGACGATGACAAACGGCGCCGACGTCACCGGTGGCGCACTCAATAGCTACACCATCGTTGACGGCGATTCCGATCTGACCGTAACCGGCATTACTTCCACGCCGACGGTCGGGATGGTCTTCACCATTGCCGGCGTCTACGACTGCCATCCGGAAACAAAGCAAGCCTACGCGAACCTGAAGCAGTTCACGCTGCTGAGTCCCGCAAGCCAAACCACATTCACAATCTCGCCGACGATCTATATCACCGGCGCGAAAAAGAATGTGGCGGCTGCAGATGGTAGCGACATTGTGCCATCAGGCTTGACCACGGCCGCTCTCGTGTTTGTCGGTAGCGCGTCGGCGTCTTACACGCAAAACCTGATGTACCACAAGGATGCGTACAGCTTCGTGACTGCAGAGCTGCCGCTGATGGCCGATGCCGCGCAGTGCGTTCGCAAGACGTTTGATGGGATCAGCCTTCGCGTGTGGCAAGCCTCAGACATTCGCAATGACGAAATGCTGACTCGTATTGACATCTTGTACGGGTACGCGGCGATTCGTCCGCAATGGGGCTGCCGTATCACTAGCTAATCCATTAATCGCAACGGGCCGGTTTCGGCTGGCCCTATTTGAAAAGGAAACATCATGGCCACTTACGAACAAGTGACTTACAACAGCCCGGACGGCGCAGTGATGGGCAAAAGCGGAACCGAAAAGATTGCTTTCTACGGCCGCACGCCAATCGTCATCGCCACAAAGCCGACCGCCTTGGGAACGATCGTTTTTTCGCAGATCGCAACTTCTGGCAAGTGGGGTTTCAGTAGCTCAACCGTTGCCAAGACCGTGGGGCCGCGCATTGATGCGATTGCAACACGGCTTGTCAACCTAGGGCTTCTCTCCTAATGGCAAAGCTCTATCACGTTCGGGGGCCGAAAGGCCCTCAGCGCGCCTTTCTGGCGCTGCCTACCTATGACGGCAAATTACATGGCCCGTGCCTCTATAGCTTGCTGCAAAGTCTTCCGCTGCTTGAGAAGGCAAACATCGGTTACGACGTTTTTGTACTCGGCGGCAATTGCCACGTCGATGACGCTAGGAATGGTTGTGTCCGTGAGTTCCTGCTCACTGATTGCACGGACCTCGTATTTATCGATGCGGATGTTGGTTGGAGGCCGGAAGATTTGGTGAAGTTGTTGGGATATGACCGCGACATTGTGGCCGGCGTATACCCGAAAAAGACCGATTCGGAAGACTTCCCTGTTCATTTCCCAGGCGATACGGAAATTTGGTCAGATGCCGATGGGCTGATTGAAGTGCATGGCGCTCCAACTGGCTTCATGCGTATTCGTCGCAATGTCTTGGAAGCGATGTGCGAGAAGTACAGGGACAAGCAGTATCACGGACAAAGCGACGACGATCCGAACAAGGGAACGCCGTACACGATCCTATTCGAGCGCACCTTTGATCAGGGATATCGGCTATCAGGCGACTATGCGTTTTGCTTTAAGTGGCGATTCTTGGGCGGCAAGGTATTTGTCGATCCGGAAATGGTTTTCGTGCATGAAGGCCTGAAGGAATGGGGCGGCAGCCTCGGCGACTTCCTTAAGCGTAAGCACGGCGTCTATGCCGCTGAGCGCGAGCAGCGCACTGATGAAGCGGTGCGACGCCTACGGGCCGGCGAAACGTCTGATGAGCTGTTCTCGTGGCTTGTGGAAGGCTGGGCAAATCCGTGGTCGGTGACGCCAGAATTTCTCGCGACGGTCTATCGGCTGGCGCTTCAGGCAAAAGGCCCGATCCTCGAATGCGGGTCCGGAATCACGACGCTTGTGCTTGCCATCGCTTCCGAAGTGACTGGAAACAATCTCATCTCTCTTGAGCATGAGCGTGGCTGGCTGATTGATATTAATCGGCTGCTAGATCGCTATGCGCTGAACAATTACCAGATCGAGCTTACGTACTCGCCGTTAATTACCGATGCGCGAGGCACTTGGTATCTACCGCCAGAAGTCGGCGATGACCTCGCGCTAGTCATCTGCGACGGCCCACAGCGCAAACATGGTCGAGGCGGACTCTATCGAATTATGGGTTCGCTGATGCGTAACGCTACCGTCATTGCCGACGACTGCGACGACGAAGAGGAAGTCAAACACATTGCCGAATGGTCGCAAGCCAATGATAGGCGTTTCGAGATCATGGGCGAGCAACGGCCGTTTGGTATCTCGATGAAGGAGGCAGCGTAATGAGCATTAGATGGATGAAAAGCGAGAAGCACGGCTACGCGCCCGTTAGCAGCTCGCAGGAGTATGAGGCATTCAAGGCCGCCGGTTGGACTGATTGCGGCCCTCCGCCTTGGCCGAAGCCCGGCGCGCAGGAAGCGCCAGCAGCGCCAGCCGTAGAAGAGGAACCGGCCTTCGATCCTAACGCGATTGTAATGAGCGAGGATTCTTACCCCGTAACGGATGATTTAAAAGATGGTGAATTGACGATTGTCGAGTCGACGGCATCCAATAAACGCGGCCGGAAGAGCAAATAATGACCACAGCCGCCGATATCATCAATCGCGGATTGCGCCAGCTGCGCATTGTCGATATCGATTCGACGGCGGATTCAACGCAGCTTGCCAACGGCTTGATCGTGTTGAATGGCCTTGTCGATCATCTGAATGCTGAGCGCGCAACGCTCTATGAAGATCAGCCGGAAAGCGCATTCGCGCTAACTGGCGCGACTTCGTACAACATCGCGACAGGCCAAACATTCAACACGGTGCGGCCGGAACGGATTGTTTCGGCTTATTACAGTCTCAATAGCGTCGATTACGCGCCTCTGAAAATAATCACGAAAGAGGAATGGGACCGAATCCAGGGAAAGACCGACGCAGGCGCTCCTGAAGTGCTTTGGTACGATCCGGCGTATCCAACTGGCGTTATCCATCTGTGGCCTAACCCGGCATCCGGCTCGTTGCTGATGACGACCGTTAAGCAACTGACCGAGTTTGCCGCCACTAGCACGACGGTATCTCTACCGGCCGGCTATCGCGACATGCTGACGTACAACTTCTCTGTCAGGTATTCGCCAGAAGGCGGAATTCTCACGCCAAAAATCGAGCAACTGGCAAATGAAACATTGGCCGCAGTAAAGCGACGTAATCGGCAATTGACCGCCGAAATGATCAACGAATCAGCGTGGCTCGGATATCGAGCCAGCGCGGCCAACATCTTGCAGGGCTGATATGACGGCCCAGCGCAGATCGCCGACGATTCCGCTAGTGCCGCGAGATGCGACGGCAGCCAAGGATGGGCGCCTCACGAATTGCTATTCGGAAACGAACGAATACGGCGTTGCAGTCGTGAAGCGGCCGGGTTATTCATTACAAGCGGCGACAGGCGTTGGATGTGCGCAAGGCTCAATCACATACAACGGCGGCGCGGTATTCTTCAAGAACGACACACTGATGATCAACTTTCAGCCGGTGTCGAATGGCGCCAGCTGGTCGGGATTGACGGCGCCGCCTAAGCCGACGGCGAACGATGTCGCAGGCACGACGAAGCCGGGCTACCTGGTGTCCCACAGCGGCACGCTGTATCACATCGGCGGCAAGAACAATGCAGACACCAATATTTCAGTCTATCAATCGACGGACAACGGCACGAGCTGGACAACGATTCTAACGACTGCGCCATTTGCCGGGAGCCTGCTGATTGCCTCGCAGGCCGCGGTTTCTTTCAATGGCCGCATCTATGTCTTACTGAATACGAATGCCGTCTGGTCGTCGGCCGATGGTGTGTCATGGGTGCAGAATACGGCCGATCTTAGCAGCGGCTCGACACGAACCGGGCAGGGGCTGATTATTCATAACAATTTGCTCTATGCATTCCTGGGTGTATTCAATTCGACGATGACGATTTTCTCATCGCCAGATGGGATTACATGGACGTCGGTTAATGGTGGCATCGCTGGCCTTGGCACGAGGACTCGTAGCACGTTCTATAGTATGGCGGGCGTACTGTACTTGGCTGCGGGTTGGGATGGCGGCGTCTCGGTAGTCAATGACGTATGGCGGTCGGTGAATAACGGGGCGGCTTGGACGCAAATCACCGCATCGGCCGCCTTCTCTGCAAGACAATTCGCACAGGGATGGGTGTATGACGACTTCCTTTGGATTGCCGGGGGCGGTACTAATCTTGGCTTAACGTCGGTCGAGGATGATGTTTACAAATCAACGGATGGTATTACATGGACATCCGTCACCGGTGCGGCAGGATGGACCGCACGGTATGGCGCAAGTTGCTGCGTTCATGCGGATTTGATGTATCTTGGCCCAGGCCTCGGAAGATCTGGATCAAATACCGTCGCGGTATCATCGTTGCATAAATCCACGCCAGGCAGCGCTACGAACGCTACCCTTACCTCGCCTACGCAGAATTGTCTTCCCATGCAGGCGGCGCTCATTCCCGCGAACGGTTCAGAGCCAACTAAGGCCTTCATTAAATCGACGAAAGACGCCTGGGTCTACGATGGCACCGCAATAACGAAAGTCACGGATTCGGATTATCCGGCGACGACGGTTTATGGTGTGGCCTATCTCGACGGCACCATTTATGTAATGGATGCGAAGGGCGTTATCTATGGCAGCGATTTGCTAACGCCATTGGCTTGGAGCGCTCTCAATTTTATCAGCGCAAATGCTGAGGCAGATGCAGGCGTCGCCATCGCGAGACAGCTAGACAACATCATTGCATTCAAAGATTCGAGTATCGAGTTTTTCTATGACGCAGCGAACCCGACAGGCTCGCCGTTGGCCAAGATGCCTAATGCCCTTCTGGAAGTCGGCTGCGCCTCCGCCTTCAGTATTGCCTATTCAGACAATACGATTTTCTTCATGAGCCAGCATAAGCAGAAGGGGCGCTCGATTATGAAGTTCGAGGGCACTACCCCTAGCGTAGTCTCAACGCCGTTCATTGACCGCGTTCTTGATGGCGATGATCTCGATACGATTTATGCCTTTGTCGTCCGCTTGAATGGCCATGTGTTTTATTTTCTGACGCTGAAAACATCGCTGAAGACGCTCGTCTACGACGACACGACCAAACAATGGTTCACTGCAACGAAATTATCAGCGCAACCGGCGGCAACGGTCAGCACGATTGCCGTGCAAACCGATGGCTCAATATTAGTCGCCATGCCACTGGCGCACGGCGCGGCGGATGGCGACCACGTAGTAATAACCGGCGCGACGCCGAGCGCTGCAAATGGTTCCTTCAATCTGCGCTACGACACTTCAGCGCATGCGGCAACGCAATTCAGTTATGTGCCAGATTCAGCGGTCAGCGGTTCAATCACCGGGTCTGTTACCGCAACCTTCTACACGTCGAGCTACTTTCCAGGGGCCTACTATGCGCGTGGAACAAACATCGATTTGGTTCTGGATGAGGCAACGGGCGACGTATACAAACTCGACACAACATTGGCACAGGACAACGGGGCGCCAATCGACATGCACATTCGGACCGAGCGCGAAGACCTCGGCACCATCAACCCGAAAACCTATAATTCGCTCGCGATAGTTGGCGACAATGTGAGCAGCAAATGTGTCGTGCGATACACCAATGATGACTATGCGACATTCGGCAAATACCGCTTGGTCGATCTCTCCAAAAAACGTCCGCGCTTGACGCAATTGGGGTCTGCAGAACGGCGAGCGTGGGAAATACGGCATACGATGAATACGCAGTTTCGTATCACAGCGCTAGAGCCTGATATCGATGGGTGGGGGCGCTAATGGCTACGAATGGAATTACGCCTCCGCCTCATCCAACGCAGGATTACGTTGTTGGCAATAAGCCGACTTCCATATTCCATAAGTGGCTCAATCGGCTGCAGGCGGAGCTGGTCGATTATCTTCCTCCCCTGGGAACCGCGAATCAGATTCTTGGCATGAATGCGGGCGGCACGGCGAACGAATATAAAACGCTGACTGAAGGCAACGGCATCACTATTGCGAATGCGCCTGGCGTTATCACGATCACGGTCAAGCAAATGCAGCTAGGCGATGTACTGGCGTTTGCGGCGAGGCACGGCTAATGCTAAGGCTCGCCGCCACTACTGAGAAGCTTCAAGCCGTCCTAGGCGGCGCCGTATCGGCTACGCAGCCGCAGGCCATCGTTTGCTACTCCGATCAAACGGCGAGCGGTTACAGTGGCGGGGTACAACGCACAGCGCTGAATAGCGCGACCGACGTTGATATTCTTGCGGCGCCTGCAGCGTCGACCATTAGGGATGTCGATTATCTGTCGATTTTCAACCGCGACAGCGCGAGCGTCACTGTTACAGTAAAAATAGACGTCAGCGGTACTGATAGCATCATCACGACAATAACGCTGGCCACACTCGAAACGCTGTTCTATACGCACGCAGCTGGATGGCAAGTAATTACTGCGGCAGGCGCCATTAAAACGCCTGGCGGTTCAGTAACCAGCGTTGCACTAACTGCCACGCCTACAGGCATCTTCGATGTTAGCGGCTCGCCTGTGACGACCTCAGGCACGCTAGCGCTTTCGATGGACAATCAGAATGCCAATATTGTGTTGGCTGGCCCATCGTCTGGCTCTGCTGCTACGCCAGCATTTAGGGCGCTCGTAGGAGCCGATTTGCCGGCGTCGATTCTCGGAGCGAATAGGCTTGTCAATCCAGGGTTTCAGGTTGATCAAATAGGATTCAGTTCTGCAACATCTGTGTCGGATGATAACTATTGTTTAGACGCTTGGTATGTTCTGACGCAAACCGCTTCGATTCAAATAACCCAGCAGACCAATCAGGAAAATGGAACGCCGTTTAATATCCGCCTGACCCAAAACCAAGCATCGGCCCAACGAATGGGCTTGGCGCAGATTATCGAGACTGCGAATTGCCGGGACAGCAGAGGAAAATCAGAGGCGCTGTCATTCAGGGTTCGAATCAGCAATTCCCAGGCGGTGCGTTACGCAATTTTGGAATGGACAGGAACGGGCGACACTGTTACGTCAGATGTAGTAAATGATTGGACGTCCAGCACTTACACGGCCGGCAATTTCTTTCTTGGGTCTAATCTTACGATTACGGCGGTTGGCAGCATTACGCCATCGGCAGCTACCTGGACTGATGTTACGGTATTGACTGGAACCTGTGGATCTTCTCTCACGAACCTTGTTGTAATGGTATGGACCGAGGGAACGGCAGCGCAGAACGTAACGCTCGATATAGGGCGCATGAAGCTTGAAGACGGCGCAGGGGCAACAACGTTTATTGAGCCTGATTTTGCGACTGAGTTTAATAAATGCAGCAGGTATTTTAAACGTATCGGCGGCAATACATCGGCTCGATATGGCGCTGCGAGAACCAACACAACAACGGCGAGCGAATTGATCATGTATCTTCCGGTTCCGATGCGCGTCGCCCCGGCGATTACTGTGAACAATCCAACGAGTTGGAGCGTAAACGATGGAACTGTGCAAGTGGCATGGACGACGGTGGCGAGCACGCTGACGGCTACGGATACAGTGAATATAAATGTCAACAATAACGTTGTTACCGCCAATCGTGCGGCGTTTATGACGCCCAACGCGACAAATGGAACTATTGATATGGATGCGCGACTGTAATGGCAGCCTATAAGTTAATGGCCTATGGGGTTGTTCGAGATGGTAGGACGTTCATCCAGAACGATCTGAAAAACGTTCTTTGGCTTGAATATCAGAATTGGCTGGCGGCCGGCAATACACCAGATCCGCAAGATCCTCCGCCGCCATTAGCACAGGAAGAGATTGATGTCGCAGCCGCCAAGACTGACGGCGCTATCGTTGCACTGAAGGCCATGACGCCGGCACAGGCCCGCGCTTGGGTCTCGGCGAACGTCAACACTTTGGCCGACGCGAAATCATTGTTAAGCACGATGGCCGCAATCTTGTGCGTGTTAGCTAGACGATTATGAGGAGGAAATAATGAGCACCGGATCAATTACTAGTTGGTTCAACATAGCGAGCGGGAGATTTGATTCGCCGGTCCCGACTTATAACGCACGAGGTGAATTAGCAAGCCCGACGAATGCGAAGGCGCAACCCGATGCGGCTGCCGCCGCGCCTCCTGCTGCAGTCAGTCAATTGGCCGTCGATCAGGCGAATAAAGATTTGGCTGGCATGCCAGGCATGCAGCAGATCAACCAACAGGCGGTTGCTGCTGCCGATCCATTCGCGCCACAGCGAGCGCAATATCAGAATCAGCTTGCGCAGCTCATGCAAGGAAATTTCTCTGCGAATGATCCGAGCTATAAGGCGCGATTCGAGGGCGGACAGCAGGCGCTTGAGCGCAGCGCGGCAGCCAAGGGAATGCTCGGTTCGGGCAATGTGCTGCAGGCGCTCCAAGACTACGGCCAGGGCATGGCTAGCCAGGAGTTTCAGAATCAGTATAACCGTCTAGTTCCGCTGACCGGCGCAACGACTGGTTCACCATCTGCGGCCGGTGCGCTAACTGGCCAGCTCTACGACTGGCGAAACAATGCACTTGCGAGCCTGGGCGGTGGCATGGCCGGTCTTGCCGCGCAGCAGCCGCCTTCGCCTGTTTCGAATCAGATACTAGGTGCCAGTTTCGGCGCTCCAATGGGCAGCACAGGGCAGCAAATAGGGTATTACCAAGGCAAGCCGCTTTATCAGGGTCATTCCTAAGACGGGGAGACGAATATGGCTTCACTAACTGGACTGCTTGCCGGCTACAACGAGCAGCGCGACGCGAATACCAACTACTTGCGGATGCTCGAAGCAATGCGCGCATCGCGAGCGGGATCTGATCTCGATCAGCAAAGGCTGTCGCAACAGCAAGCGCAATTCGCGAAGGAAATGCAATTTCGAGAAGATCAGGCGGACCAGGCGGCGCAGGCACAAGAGGATCAATCGCTGGCGAATATGCAAGCCCAAAGCGCGGCTAGCCTATCCCAATCTATGGCCGATATGCGGCAATCAAGCGCTCGCGCTCCGCAAGAGATGGCGCAGCTTGCGCAAGTGCAGCGACAAGGCGAGGCGCGGAATGTATTGAAGGACTTGATGGCGAACGGCGGAGATGTGAGCACGGCGGAGCTTGGCCGCGCACTGCTTCCATACGATCCATCTACCGGCATCAATCTTATCAAGGCCTCGAAGGAGGAGCAGAAGCAGCAAGCGTTGCTTGATCGCACTGGCGGCACCGGTGTCGCGGCTCCGCAGGGTTATCGCTGGACACAGGACGGTAACCTTGAGGCGATTCCGGGCGGGAATGCCGATCCTCGCGTGATGGCGCAATTGGAGGGAATCAAGTCTGCTTACAAAGCGAAAGAGCCAAAAGCGCTTACCGAATCGCAAGGCAATGCAACGGCATTTGGGATGCGTGCAGCCGAGTCAGCGAAAATTATTGATGATCTTGCCGCCAAAGGCGTATTTACTGGCAGCCTCATAAAGCAGGGTGTCGAATCATTGCCGCTCGTGGGCGGCGCTTTAGGAATGGCCGCAAACTCGCTTGTTGCGAGTCCTGAACAGCAGCAGGTTGAGCAAGCTCAAAGTGATTTTGTGAATGCTGTATTGCGCAAAGAATCTGGTGCCTCGATTTCGCCGGCTGAATTTGATAAGGCTCGCAAGCAATACTTTGCTCAGCCTGGTGATTCTCCTCAAGTGCAGGCGCAAAAGCAGGCGAATCGCGAAACCGCTATCCATGCTTTGACAATTCAAGCCGGTCCTGGTGGCGAAAACATTCCGCGGTCAAGCGGACAGGCCGCGCCAACGCATAACTCATTGCCTGATCCGCGCCAGTACAACGGCAAGATCGCTCGCGACACAGAAACCGGAACTCGCTGGATGTCCAACGGTAGGGATTGGGTGAGGGCGCCATAATGCCATTTGTAATCGAAGACGACGAAGGGCAAGCGCAAACGCCGAAGCGGTCGGGCGGTCGGTTCGTTATCGAGGAGCCGGAAAAGAAAGCGTCGGAATATGGCCGCGCAACTCAGGAGGCGCTTGGGGTTGCCAAGGGTGCGAGCGATCCATTCGTTGGCGCATCGCAGCTAGTCATGCGCGGATTGAATAAGCTCGGTGTCGTTTCCGACGAAGCACTGAAAACCCATGAGGGTTTCTACAACAACCTAGAGCAGAAGTACCAAGAGGCAACGCCGGAAGGAAGCGGAATAGGGCGTGTCGTCGGTAATCTTGCGGTTCCAATGCCGATTAAGGGCTTGGGCGTCGGTGCTGGCGTGCTAAATACGTTGGCGCGTGGCGCGCAGCAGGGCGCCATTGCCGGCGCATTGCAACCCGTTGATACGAGCGGCGGCGAAGATTTCGCGACCGAGAAGGCGAAGCAGATCGCGCTTGGCGCCGGTCTCGGTGGCGCACTTCCAGCGGTGGCGAACGTTGGCAAGAAAGCATTATCGCCGGTCTTCGAGAAATTCGTAAAGGAACCAATTAGCGAAGCCGTTGCGAGCGGCGTTGAACGCGGCAATGCGCCATTGGTAGCAAAGGCGCAAGCGCTCGTCGAGCAGAAATTTCCCGGCGTCGATTGGCAAGCAGTCCCGGGTGATGTGCGGCAACAGCTCACGAAGATGGCCGAAGACTCGTCATCCTTCCAGGCAATGACGCCGGAAGCGCTGGCTAGAGCGGCGGAAATGAAGGCATTGCCGGTGCCCATTGAAGGCACGAAAGGTCAGCTGACCAAAGATTTCATGCAGAACCAGTTTGAGCGCGAGACGGCGAAGACCGGGCCGGGTGCGGCGCTGCGTGAAATGACAAATAAACAAAACGCGCAAATCTACGAGAATTTCGATTCCTTTGTGGATCAAACGGGCGGGCGACTTAAAGCGCCGTCGGAGCTTGGACGATCGGTTGTAGATCCGCTGATAAAAAAAGCCGAGAACGCCAAATCAAGAATTACCGAGCTGTACGACGTAGCCAAGCGCGAAGGCCAGATGCAAGAGCCGGTCTCGGTTGATTCGCTCGTCGACTATGTGAACAAAAACTACCCATCAGCACGAAACGCTCCAATCATCAATACGGTAGGCGATGAGCTGCAACGATTGGGCGCGGCCGCTGTAGATGATAGTGGGCAGCTAGTCGCCACAAAGCAATTGTCGCTAAATGATATGGAGGAAGTTCGGAAGCTGATCAACAAGAACTATGGATCGAGCGCCACGAATGACCGATTCGGCGGCGAAGCGAAAAGCATCATCGATCAAATCACGGAAGGGAAGGGCGGCAATCTATACCAGGCCGCAAGAGCAGCGCGGGCCAAATACGCGGCAGAGTTTGAGAACCAAGGCGCGATCTCGAAATTGCTAGGAACCAAGGCCGGCACAACAGATCGAGCCGTTGCCTATGAAGATGTTTGGAATAAAGCAGTTCTCAACGGTTCTCGGGATGATCTGCTGAATCTGCGGCGCAGCCTAATGACTGGCGGCGCCAAAGGTGGAGATCAGGCTTGGCGCGATATCCGAGCGGCGACCGTGGACTATTTGAAGCAGGAGGCCAGCAAGAATATGCAGGTCGACGAACTTGGGAATCGCGTCGTATCGCCGGCCGGCTTGTCGAATGCCATGAAATCCATTGGCCCGGAAAAGCTGGATGTACTCTTCGGCAAGGAAGCGGCGGATAAGCTCCGCAATCTGCAAAGCGTCGTCGAAACGCTCAAGATTGCGCCTCCCGGCTCGGTGAATACATCAGGTACTAGCTCGGCAATCCTGAACGCATTTGATCGAATCCTGAATATGCTGCCAGTGGGTGGCAATCTCGCCAAAGGCGCGGTCAATATGGCGCGACGTGCAGCAGACGAAGGCGCGGCAGCAGCCAAAGTAAACGAGGCGCTGAATCCTATCGAGATAATTGGACAATCTGCGGCCGCTGAAGCTCAGAAGCGCGCATCACAAAAGGCGCTCGATGATCTTAGGCTTGGCCGTCTCGCCGGTGTCCCGGCCGGTGATGCTGGCAGAAAGCGACGCTGAAATGACCGCCCAAGTAGGACTTGCCGGACCATCGACCGCATCGGCGGCAATAACGAGCAATGCCGCAATGCACAGGCTCAGCCATATCGGAAGATCGAAAAAATACGTAAGCGGCCATCCCAATATGATTGAGAAGCCAACATATACCAACAAAGCTAATGATTTAGCGAATAGGAGAACGACGAGGCGCACGCGCCATTGTAACAGGTTCGGGCGTCGTCAAAATACGCAGGCGTTCAATCGCCCAAGCGCCGGCCCGGACAATCAGATGACCGGAAAAGGCGACGAGCACCAGCAGAATGAAAATAAGTATTAGCCACATGCGAAGAGTATAGAGGGAAAGCCCGTTTTGATGTGTGATGTATTTAACTAAGGAGAATCGCAATGGAACCCATGAACGCATCGCCGCAACCGATGAATTTCTTGGCCAGATTGAAATCGATGGTTAGCCCGACTTCGACGGCCGGTCAGCTCGGAAATCAGGATGCTTATGCGCGCCATGTTCAGCAGTCAATAGAGGCGGGCCAGCAACCTATGAATCGCATGGAGTTCTTGCAGGCTATGCAGAATGATCCTAACTTCGCAGCTCAATTCACCGGGCAGTAATATGCAGGAGCCGCGGGAGAATCGACGCCGTATTCCGTTAGAGCAGCGCGTAACGGAAATATTGGTCGGGCTGATTGCGGCGGGCATTCTTTGGATCGGCAGTTCCATCGTCGATCTGAAGACCCAAATGTCCGGCCTTGCCGAGAAATACGCGTTGCGCGTCGAGCTTCAGGACTTGAGGCTTGAGGTTCAGCGACTTCGGGAAAAGATCGAGAATCGGAGGCCGCTCTGATGGATATCACCGAGCATTTCACCTATGAGGAAATGACGTTCTCCGAGACTGCACTGCGCTTGGGCGTGCCGAACAAGCCAGACGCAGAGGAATTTATTCATCTGGAATATACAGCGCAGCAAATGGAAAAGGTGCGCTCGCTGCTAGGCGTGCCTATCGCCGTTACTAGCGCCTTCCGCTCGCCTTATCTCAACAAGCTGCTTGGTGGCGCAATCACATCGTCACATTGCTATGGGCTGGCCTGCGACTTCAAGCCGATCGGGCTGCGCTTGATCGCGGCGGCGAAGACAATCGAGGAGTCGGACATTAAGTACGATCAGCTAATTCTCGAATACGGCTGGATTCACTTAGGGTTTGGCGCGCTCATGCGGCGGGAATCGCTGACCAAGCGGTCTAAGGCGGCGCCGTATGAGAAAGGTCTGGTGCTCTAGATGGCCGACTGGAAAAACGTAATCGCCAGCGTAGCCCCCGCGTTGGCTACTGCATTAGGCGGGCCGCTCGCGGGCGTAGCCGTCAAGGCTCTGGCCGAGAAACTCCTAGGCAATCCCGATGCATCTCAAGAGGAAGTCGCGGCAGCGGTTCAGGGGATGCGGCCCGAGGATCTAGTACGGCTGCGGCAGATTGATGCGGAATTCCGGGCGCAGCTTGTAAATGCCGGAATAAAGCTCGAAGAAATCGCTGCCGCAGACCGCGATAGCGCCCGACAGCGCGAGATAAGAACTGGCGACAGCTGGACGCCTCGCGGTCTTGCCATTCTTGTTGTCGTTGGTTGGATGGTGGTCCAATGGTTTCTGCTGAATCATATTATCGATAACACAATGCGGGAATTAATTGCGAGGGTTCTCGGTACGCTCGATGGTGCTCTCATGCTAGTGCTCTCTTATTTTTTTGGGAGCAGCGCACAGTCAGCGCAAGGACGACATGCGAGTGATAAATAAATCCTATTATGCGCAAGAGATCAATTGTATTGTCCTATAATTGATATTACCGCGTCTTCCAATTAAATAGGAGCTAATCATGTCGAGCGTATTCGTACAGGTGGTGTCGAAAGACCAACTTTTCCCGGCCGGGACCGTTTCCGGCAAATTGCGTATTTCCCTGATCGGCGGACCGCCTACGCCGATTCCCGTCCAGGATGTCGACGGATTGTCGGCGACGTTCTTGAATGTTCCGGCAGGGGAATATATTGCGCATGCGCAACGACTGGATGCGGCCGGGGTTGCGCTCGGCGCTGACGCTATCAGTGCGGCGTTTACCGTTGGCGGAACCGGCGAGGTAACTGTGCAGGTTCCTGACACCGTGACCGCGACCGTTACTGCGTGATTTTCCGATACTACATTTTGAAACGATGGCCAAGGAGGTTGCTGGTATTCCTCCTCGGCCTATTCGGCTTTCGGCTAGTCTCCGTGCCTACGTCGGTACGAGTTAGGATCCGCTCATGATTGATATGCTGATTCAAGTAATCATTACCTGCGTCGTTCTTGGACTGCTGCTATATCTTGTCATGCTGCTGCCGTTGGCGGAGCCGTTCAAGAAAATTATCCAGGTCGCGGCGATAATCATCGCCATAATCATCGTTTTGGGGATGTTCGGGTATGGGCATATTGTGCATTTACCGGGGCGCTAATATTTATGCTAATCTTCTCTCACCTAGCCCAGGCGATACGAACCGTTACCGTATGGTGGCTTGATTGATAATCTTCAATCTAGGTCGCTTGGGCGTCTACTTCCTCCCCGAACTTACTTGCAACGAACGCACGCATGGCGGCGGTTAGTGGGGTTTCAGCAAAAAAGCTATTGTTCTCACACCATCTACCGCTATCGCTGTAATAATCGAGTGAAATTTTCTTCCGCTCGATGATCGGGCCGCCATGTTGCCATTCAGTCGAAGGGCTAAATTCCCCAAGCCTAAATTCCCTTTTTCCCGACATTGAGCGCAGCATTCCGGTTGCCTTCGCAACCCAATAATCCAGTTCCGCGCCGGATAAATCTTGCACCTTCATTGATTAATCCTCGGCATGAATGGGCGAAAATCGAATTCCAATATAAGCATGTAAGAGCCTGATTTTATTAGGTCGTAATTGTGGGTTTTAGTAGTATCAGAGACACCCCAATTTCCACGTTAAGTAATTGTATTATATGCAAAAATGGCAATTCCTTCTCCTTGCATGGGGTGCAAGTGGTCGGAGGTTCAAATCCTCTCGCCCCGACCAATAATCAATGACTTATGCTGTGGATAAGTTTTTTCTGTCATATTCTTGTCGTTCGGCTGGCATATTTTGGCTTCAATTAATTCAAAATTATTGCTTAATAGCCCGGAAGTCGATCACCCAAACCCAAGGATTGTTATCCCAAGATCCTGCCCAAAACCTGGAATAGCATTCCCTTGCGGTCGTCCCACTCAGGGCTGCTCCGCAGGAAAAGCAGCCCGCAAAATCGCCCGTTCCCTCGCGGACGCCTTCCGCCTTCAGATCCGCTTCGCTAATGTCCTGCAACCGCTCCACGCGAACGCCGGTGATTTCCAGTGTGATGCGCGAAGCCCATCGAGGCATGTGGATTGATGGACGATTGCGCGTCCAGTCGCCATATTCTGGATCGCCATCGGCCCAATACCAGATTGGGCAATTCCAAGCGCGTGGATTCCATTCGCTGAGCGGTAAGTTATCGACCGAACGAGGGCCGCTAAAAGTTTCCCGCACCCAAAGCCGATCGCCTGGCTTTCCCAATTGGCTGGTACCGTAGTATTCCCACCAGTGCCGTGAGGCATCGACAAGCGGATATTCATTCACGTCTAGCGCTTTTTCCCAAAACCAGCGTCCAGAAGACTCTATTAGCTGCGGTTGTGGCTTTATGATTCGCCGCGTCTGCGTCTTCCTGCCTTCCAGGATTGCGCGGACCATCGGCCCATTAAAGAGAATAGGGCGCTCTTTCATACCTTCACCTCTAGCCACTCCGCCCCGCGAACATCGCCGTAAAGGCTAGCCATTTGCTCGGTTTTGTGTCCAAGAAGCGTCTTCGTATCAATTCCCTGTTCGTCGTAAAGGCGCTTTGCCAGGGACCGCAATTCGTGGAAGCTTGGCGGGGTCCCGATGAACTTTAAACCGGTAGCCTTGCGCGCCTCAGCAAATCCGGCTGATAGGCTGCTGACATGGAGGGGTTTACCGGCCTTGGCTTTGGCGTGATTCTTGTCATTCCTTACCATGTAATTCCCGAGGATTCCTTGGCGACATTGTTTCACGATGCTTTCCAAGGTCCAGCCCAAGGCTTCGAGCTTCAGTTTTACCGGGATGCGTATTTTTATTCCGGTAGTTTTTTCGGTCTTGCCTGGCTCCACATACAGAAACCCATCCTGGATGTCGGAGAACTGCATCTTCGAGATATCCTCCCGGCGCTGCGCCGTCACCAATCCTAGGGCGATGCTATTCGCTACCCAAGGCTCCATTTCAAGCGCCTTGGCATAGATTGCGGTGAATGCCTCTAGGGTAAGCCGCTCGCGCTTTACCTTCGCGTCGGCGGCTTTGGTAACGGTGACCGGGTTTTTATCAATCCAACCCTTGGCCTCGGCGGAGCGGAAAAAGTCGTGCAACTCTGATCGGTATACCTGCGCCATCCTCGCCTTCCCTTCTGCCTCTATGGCATCGAGAATCGCGGAAATTTGAAGTGTGGATACTCTGGCAAGGACACATGAACCGAGCTCCGCTTTGACCTTATGGAGGCGTTGCTTTCTCCACCTTAGCGTAGTTTCCGCGAGCTCTCTCTTGTCTAGCTCCGCCTCATAAATTGGGATGAAATTCTCGAAGGTGCGTTCGGCGTCGCCGTTGATTCTGTCAACCAGTCGAGCCTTTTCCAGTTCACCGTTGATCGCAAAATTCGCTTCGTTGGCTTGTCGTATGGCGGCTTTCTTGTCGCGACCGATGCCGTAATGTTTCCCGGTGCGAGGATCTTTCCAGCTGTAATAGCCATCGTTCTCATAGAGATTGGCCGGCAAGTCGCGCTTGGCGAAGCTGCGCTTTCTCGGAGCCATTACGCCGCCCTACCAATACGCGTCAACAAGCTTGGTTTTGTATGCGTCGTATCGACGTATTCCGCATCAGGGCGAAAGTAGTAATCTCTACCGTGTTTCTTTGGTGGCGGGCTAATCTTCCCATCACGAATCCAGTTGCGAATCGTATTGATGTGCGGAGGGTCATCGCCGAATGTGGCTTTAACCCATTCCCTTAGTCTGATCCATTTGGCTGTCATTCCTTTACTTCCTCCATTGTTTGGTCGATGGCGGTAGGATTCGAACCTACATGCGCTTTACCCGAGTGACCTCCTGGTGCCCTTCCCACAGTGCTGCGCCATCAAGCGAAGCCCTCTAGCCGTCGGTGACCGCCGAACACTCACTGGCTGAGTGTATGTGGTTAGCATCCAACTAAAAGACTTCCTTCATGGCCCTCCGCACTATCGCGGCGGAGGTTAACGTGATGGCGTCGTGTAATCACTTCACGAAAAGCATGGTACGTACCTAATGTTCCCAATCTTTTTGATTCGCCATCACAGGAGCGGGCCGGAATTGCACCAGCGGCCTTAGCTACTTATGTGGGCTTGAGGTGCACCCTCAGAGGCCTGATCTTCGCTACGCTCTACTAACTGAGCTACCGCTCTTGTCATGGCCCTGCGCTCTTACCCGACGCAGGTTAGGTGATGGCGGCCCGCGCTGATCTCGGGCTTGTTGCCAGCTTCTCGCGGGATTAACCGCTGGCTTTCAGTTCGTTTCGGCGCCGTAGCGCGTACCCGCCCAACTCTTAGCCCATCAGCCCGGGCGTTCGCCATCAGTGAGTTTGCCTTTCTCTTGGTCGTTGAGCGGGCAATTGCTGAAACCCGGGATTCCCGCCAGTTCAGATTCAAAAAGCAAACTCATTCATGGCCCCGGTGATTACGCGCACCGGGAACGCGGCATGCGAAGTATTGCGCTCTTGCTTGGCGTCGGTAACTTCCGCCTCACGCTGAGATATGCATGCTTTCTCGCTGCTCCTATAAATCATTCGAGAACCGCGGCGATACTAATGTAATGGCTCGGTTCCTTGTCCTGCCATTCCATTCTGGCTTTTTCTGCAAGCTCAAACGTGTCGAAATGTTTTCGCTCCCATGTAATTTCGTCTCTCACTTCCCAATCATCGACTAACACGGTATGCCAATTGCTCATGAATTCCCCAATGCGGCAACTCTAATGCGCAAAATCGACAACGAAATCTTCGCCGCATTCAGGGCAAAACACTCTAACGTTGCGGGTTTTGGCCGTTCCATGCTCGACGCATTGAAATGTTTTGCCGTCCCAAAAATCATCAACATCCAATAGGTCGACCTCTTCCTTGCAGTGCGGACATTCAGCATCCAATCTGATGCTCCAATAAGCTTTGATGTTTTCGCTCATGACCTCCCCTTCACTCCTCAAAGGCATCATTCGGGTAAAACTCCGCTTCAGGATTAACTGGCTTGCGGCGTAGTTGAGGGGCGGCGAAGAGAGGAAGAATCGGCACTTCACAAGACAGCGCGACCTTTTCTAGTGCTCTCTCGCAGCTCTCTTTCGAAGGTCCGGTGAACCAAGCTCCATCGACCATGAATCGCCAAGCCACAGGCTCCGCATTCCGGCGCAGGAACTCTGCGATGACGGTCGCGGCATCTTTGTCGAACATTCGCCTTTCTTCTTCATCGATGTCTTCCCATCGTCGAGGGCCACTACCATATGCAGATTCCCACAGCACTTTTCCTAGGGTTTTCTCTTCACTCATTTGGCTTGGTCCTTTTCGGCGGCGCGCATCATTGTGTAAATAAGAATTGCGGCTCCGGCTTTTGTTAAATGTTCTCTATCCTGCTCTTTCGCCCAATCTGGCCAGCAACTGATATCGTCGCCGCATGCCTTGCAATGTTCGCGCATTTCCCCTACTGACAATCCTTTTGAGCCATAGATCATAAGCAGCGAGCGAGGGGCGTCTATCATTACTTCGGTCAGTTCATATTTCCTCAACTCCGCAATCTCTTCTGTAACCTCCTGGTAACTCTTCGGCCCGATGATTTCCTCATAGGCTCTCTCATTTGATTCTAGTTCTGCTATCTTGGCGCGCATGGATTCGTTCGCATCCTTCAATCTTCTGATTTCGTCAATGACCTGCCATATGGTTCCACCCTGCCATTCACAAGCGGCAACCAGTGTTGCCAATGGGCTGAACGTTTCGCACCTGGCTTTCCACTCGTGCGCGGCGCGGATCGTGTTCGCAATTAGCTGCGCATCTTCATAATCAATGCAGTACCCAGTATGTGGATGGCTGTATTCAGCTATGAATTGCGCTCTTTCCAGGCTCATCAATTGGTCAGTCATTTTGTTTCTCCTACATACCAAGCCCCGCAACTATTACACTCAAATTTTTCTGGAGCTTTAGCAGGATGATGAAACGCATTACTGCCGCATGAGCATCTAAAAGATTTGCCATTAGGCAAGCGCACTAGAACAGTTTTAATTTCGCTTGAAGCTTGGTCAGTCATCTCGATTTCTCCAAGAGGGCGAGAACAGCGGCCTTTTTTATTGTGTATGGCATATTCGACTTACAGCACCGCTCACACGATCTATGCTCAAGCCAGAAACCATAACGCTCAACCACGAACCACTTATGTCCGAACCACCAACACAGCACCCGACGGAATAGCGATGTTCCTGGCGAATACCAGGTTTTTAGGTTATCCATTCCGTTTCCTCTTGATCTCGCCTTCAAGCGTAGTTAGCGAGGCATAGAAAGCATCATCTATCAATTTTGTATATCCTAGAATTTCCTCAACTCGCTCTCTTGGCGTGCAATCTCGAACATTTATCATCAATACAGTGCCATCGCTGAACGGAATAGAAAATGTGTTTTCGGCCCATGATCTTCGTTTCTTGTAGCTCGCTAAATAAACTTTCCTATGCACAACCTTTTGTTGGGAGCTTTTGTAGCCGCTCCAGGTTCCCTCTATGATGAATCTCGTTGGTTTCATGCCTTCCTCGGCCACAAGTTGTCATGCTCCCGCAATGCGGCGGCAGCGATATCGTTGATAGCATCCTCGCCCAGGGGCTTGAATTGCGGCTCTTGACTCTTGCCGATTTGGGCCAGTGCCTCTTTGCCGCGCTGGGAGGAGCGGAAGCGAAGATAAGCATCTGAAGTTCTCGCGGGAGCTGCCAGCATTTCTTCGATATTCAGTGTTTGCGGGGCAGGCTTCTCTGCTTTCTTGAGGAGCCGGACGGCGACGATGTCATAAGGGGAATTATTATCATCAAAGGCATGCTGCCAGGGCGAGCTACAAGCTTTATTTACTTCCCCATTGCGGTTTCGATATTCCCATTCTGCAGACTTCGCCGCTATCAATTCGAGGGGCATCCGTTCGTCAATTACTGGCGTCCAACCGTTAGTGAGACGCCAGGCGATAATGTCGGAATCCCAGAAACATTTAACGGCGTCCATATTCCTTGGCGTATAGAGACTGCCGCAAGTGAATTTTAATTCATACTCTCCGACCTTGGCCCAGTGGATCGGGCACTCGCCGCCATAGTGGGGAATCCATTCGCTTTCCATGCTTTCCTCCTAGATGTTTCTCCATGTTTTCCCACTCTTAATGTGACCGATAGTTCCTTGGCTTACGTGGTACTCGTTAGCTATCCTCTTTACTGACTCGCCGTTATTTAACCTAATCTTGATGGTCGCCACATCAATTGCCTTTAGTTTAGAGGCCGGACACTTATCCCCATTGCCACCCAAGTGTGAGAGACTCATTAATCCTTTTGCAATTGCGTGTCTTATATTTTCTTGATTAGTTACCCACTCAAGGTTTTCTATGGAGCAGTTATCCTTAACACCATCTTTATGATTCACTTGCGGCAAATTCATCGGGTTAGGAATAAACATCTCAGCAATTACTCTGTGTACATACAACGCCTTTTTGCGTCCGTTTATTTGTGGGTAAAACATCCTGTAACCAGTCTTGCCCATGTGCTGCTTAATGATTGCAGATTCCCTTATTGTTCCCCTTTTATCGATGTATCTTGTCGACCTAATGCGAGACATCGACGACACTTCGTAACGATCATTCAACCCAGGAATTAATTTCCAGATTTCATTCATGCACACAAAGTCCTAGCTCAGAAGCGGCATACTCTTCGATTTTCGTCATGTAGTCGCTAAACTCACCGATGTCTAGCGTTGTTGTCGATATTGGCGACATATGGCCTCCTGGCGTCTCTTCCCACCCAATAAAGCGTCCTGCGAACTCGTGATGCCATGCTTCTTTTGAATACTGCTTTCCGTTTATCCACGCTTGCGACGAGATCTCGTTAAGAATCGCCCAATATCTGCGATTAGCTTGACCACTTCGTTTTGCCCGCCATTCCGTCACCGTGATCGCTAACGGCTTCCCTTGTTGCGCAAGCGCGGCCCAATTCTGCTTCAGAAATCCCCATAGCGCCTTCGCGCTAGTTTCATCTCTCAGCACGAATTGCCGGAGCAATGCGGCCATCATGCGGCCTTTGCTTTCAAAGCAAGCAGCATCGATTCAACGTCGCCCAGGAACTTTATAACCTCTGCCTCTAAGTTCTTGATGTATTCCTCATCGCGCACGACACGATAAATGTAAGTCCGCAACGACTCATCTTTAATGTCCTCGCTATGACTTACAAAATCCCAATATTTACGGCCGGTGATCCACAGGTTGCCCATGATCTGAGGCTTATGCTCGGACGGATATTCGCCGCGCTCCCATGTCTCGACTTGCACCGACGGAATTACATTCTTCATTTCTAACCCGCCGTCATCATCAATGAGACCGTCGGGCGAACATCCGCAAAGCAAATCAGCGAAGCGGATGAAACCTATCTTCTGAACCAGGTTGCCGGTCTTTGCCTCATAACTCAGGCATGACACAGGCTCGTCTTCGTTGCCGCGGTCCATGTGCTTGTTGCGATATCCAGAGTAGGGAACGCCGCTTAGGCGTTCGCCTGCAATACGCAGCAGATAGCTCTTGCGAGTCTTTCCCTGGCCCTTCGCCAAAATATCCGCGAAGTTGCTGGCCGTCACGAGGCCGACTCGTGATTGCAGCCATTCCGGGCTTCCCTGAATTGAGTCATCAATGATTAGTGTTCTCATTAGAATGGAATGTCCGATTCGTCAATTGCAAGAGCATGCTTTGGGGCTTCCTTCGTCATGTCCTTTGCGGCTTTCTCCGCAGCGGCTTTGAGGGATATTCCTCGATCTGTTACGGTCTTCTTAAATAGGTTTGCGCCGTTCACATCGTTGGCATTCTTGAACTCTTGAACACCTTCCTTCCAGATTGCCTTCAGCGTTGCCTCATCTGGCGCAGCATTCGCCGCGTCTATCCATTTTTCAATCAGCGCAGGATCGCTTTGCGGCACTTGGCTTTCATCCTCGCCGCGCAACTCTTCCGGCAAGTCTTCGATGTCTTGCGTAAACATGTCAGATGCTGCGGTGACGTTCAATGTCATGGCGATTTTTGCGCGCTTGCATGCCATCTTGAGGACTGTATTCGCAAGGTCAGAGGGTTCCGTGCGAACCTGCGTTGCGCTATAAAATCCGCCCCCTTTTTTCTTGCCATACTTCTTGCGACGCAAATGGATGGGCGTTTCTTCGAACTCCTCAACGCAAACCGAGGACCGCCATTTGTATTTTTCTTCGCCGGACGATGCTTCGCCCATGCCTTGACCGAGCACCATCGCCGTTACCTGATGCTTGCCAATGCATTTGACACGATAACGAACCATATCCGGCGTCGAAAGGTCTTCTATTTCATAATCATCAGCAATGCGAAAAGTCATGCAAAGCACCTCGGCGCCGGCCTTGTATAGCGTCGGCTTCGGGGTGCCTGGAATGGTGCCGTAATGAACATCCGCCTTCATGACAGCCTTCATGACTTCCTGAACTGCATTGACATGCTGACGAACTTCGGCGACCGAGAACTTCCGCGTCTCCATTATCGCGTTATGCGGAACCTCGATCACTTCATTGTTGCTCATTAGATCTTCACTCCTGCTTTCCTAAGTTCTTCAATTATCTTCGCCCATCTGCGTGCTTCCTCAATCATTTGCTCGCGAGCTAGGGCAACTTGTTTAACTTCATCGTTTGGCGTCATCGCCACACCATCCAGAGCACGAGACCAATGCACCCAACAACCAGGACCGCCATCACGTCCCGATGATCGTGGACAATGCCGAACCAGCGCGGTAACGGGCGCGGCACATGCGGGACATGGTTGTCTTCAATCTTCCGCCTGCGATGCCGTACTCTGCAGGTCACTACTTTCCAGGATTCGAGCCGCCTGCGTTCTTCTAAAGTCTGCATATCGTTCCCCTCCCATGAGTAAAGAATCTCTTGCTTCGGTGCCCAAATTCCCGTAATGCCCTTTCTTTATAACTTCCGGTAGCCATGCGCGGTAAGCGTGATCATAGACAAGCTCCGCTTCGATCATGCCATCAATGACAGCCTTTACTGCAGCTGCGACTGGCCCGCTCATGCATCCCCCAAATAATTGCTCCAATGTTCTTCGGAATAGATTCGCGAATGCGCGGTTGCCGACCTGTCGAGGATTGACCAGATTTCCGCGTATTTCTGCTCGCGAGTGTAGGTATCGCCGTTTTCGTCGCGAACCGCCTGCATGATCATCCAGACTCGGCGCATGACCTCTCGCATGTCGTCCTCGCTAACGTCGGCAATCCAGTCGCCTTCGTAGTGAGCATCGAATGCTTCTTCCATCGCCTCGCGGCAGTCTTCGTTGGTCGGCAACAGGTCATTCATTTCACTGCGCCCATTTCTTTGAGGGTCATTAATATCCATGCTCTTACTTGCTCCTCGGAGCGCAGTGCATGCCCAGGTCGATCAATGCCTCGCGCTCGCACGATCGGGAAATGCCACGAGGCGATGATATGAACGGTCGCCACTTTTGCATGACCGAGAAAGCACAGATATTCGCTCTTGCAAACATTGGCGCAGAGCAGTTTCATGCTACCGCTTTCAAGTGGATGGCAAGAGGCACCGCAAACTGATGCTCGCTTCCCTTTGAAACTCGAATGTCGACCTCATGAGGAACGGCCATAAACATCGCCGGCATTTCGTCGATAGCCAACTCCGCTGCATCCGTGAATCGTGCGCTCTCTGCTGACGCGATTTGTATTTCGTCGTAGTGCAACGTGACTTTGTACATGACGCCCCCTCTGTTGGTTGTTGTGTGCTGCGGTGGATTAAATATACAAAATGAGTACAAGATTGTCAACAGGATGTTTATCGCCAAGGCAAAATAAAACCCGCCGAAGCGGGTCTAGGTTTTGAATTGCGGGCTAAATGGTCACATGGACTATTTCATCGTGAATTTCCAGATTGAGGCGTTTCGAGATTTCCAGCGCTCTTTCATATGCCTCCTCAGCGTTGCTGGCGAATCCTTCGAGCTTATTCGGCGGACTCATAAACCGGAAATACGTCTTTCCGGTCCCTCCCTCGGTCACATATTGGATAACCAATAGCTCTTTCGATGGCGGTCGCTGCACAAATGTGCGCTCTGCGAGTGGAATTTTGTGGTCTGGGTGCTTTTCCATGGGTTGTCCTAACATTGCCGCTCCAAAATAGTGGTGACGCGATCAAGTAATAGTCCAATATCGTCCGATGTTCGCGCATCCACCGTCTTGGCTGAGAGAATATGCTCCTGAATCCGCAATAAACGCAAACTTAATTCGCATTGGGAAGGGCGCTTTGCTGCTGTTGGAACTAGATGCCGCCGCGGTTTTGGTAGGTTTTTTGATGCCCGTAACATAGCTTCCAATACGCTTCTTACATCGTCGTCCATTCAGCACCCCTTTATATTCAGGCGCCTTTGTTCGGGCGCCGGGCGCTTCAAACGGTACGGAGACCGCGGGCTTATTTCCCTGGCGGAAGATTGGCCCCTTCCGTGTCGGGTATTGCATTCGCCGCACGCCCGACATAAATCGGGCTGCTTTGTCGATGCAGCGATCGCTCCGTAAGGTGTTTGAAGCACCTTGTAATAATCGTGGGATCAGTATTTGTTTACCCGGCTTAATTCAATATGACGTATTTCACCTTTTTCACATTCCGGCACTTTTAATCATCACCGAGAGCATGCTTTCCACACTCCGTCTGTCTACGCCTCCTCGCCGAATTGCATCATCATAAAAAACGCTGATCGCTTCGGCTTTAATCTCGGGAGGCCATTCGCGATCGTAGGTCGCCAGTATTTCCTCGATAAACGCAATTACCTGCGCCAACACCTTCACATCGAGCGCAACATACCCTAGCTCCGCCTTTTGCTCTTTGCCGCTCACCAGCTTTTCGAGAGTCCAACCCAATCGCTCGGCAACGCTCGAATGTTCTGACGCCGGGATACCGCGGGTTTTCCAGTTATTCCAAGTAAATTTCGTAATTCCGAGCCGTGCCGCCATGTCCTGATTATTCAATTTCAGCCGATTCATTTCGGCTATTACCCTATCAATCGGCGCTTCCACTTTTTTATTCATCGAATCAATTATATTGCTGCGTGATAATCAATCGGTTGACAAAAAATCATCAAGTTGTTTATCATCAGAGGCATGAGTACATTCGAACAAGTCATCAAAATCCTGAGAGCGCATTCAGCGCTTGGGACAAAAAGAGCATTAGCAAAGAAGCTCGGCGTACCACCGCAGACACTGAACAACTGGCGAATTCGCGGCATCCCGCCCAAGTGGGCGTCGCGCATTGCTGGGATTGTTGATAACAAGGTGACGGCAAAACAGATCATCGACGATTGGCACGAACGGAAACTCAAGCCCAAATAAAAACATGACTCCCGCCGAAATGTTCGAGTTACGGTGTTTGCTTCAGATGAAAGCAGAATGGGACGCCGCCCGCAGGCAAGTTGCCGCATGCGGAGGCAAAAAGCATTTCCCAACGTATAAATTAGCCAATGAAGCAGCGAAGCGATGCATCAAGCGGCATGCTAGTCGCACGATGGCCTATCGCTGCGTTCATTGCGGGAAGTATCACATCGGCGAGCGCACGAAGCGCCCAGGAAAGATTACATGATCCTCCAATTGCCCGTTCCCCTTCGGGCAATACTCCTCGGTCTATCCAGTCCTCCAAGGCCGAGGCTTTTTATTCTGCCTCTATTGTTCCGCGCACAGAACATTGTCGCGAGACAGTGGACGACGTTTTCTTGCGAATTGGCGACATTGGCGTTTGTGGTCCTGCTGATTGCGTGCTCTGAGCGTGATTCGTGGGCTGAGTATGCGGCAGAGCGCGACTGCAAAACCTATGACGGCGTGGTCTGGAAGTGCTTGGAGCCTACGCCTAGCTGGTGGATTAGAGAGAAGCGATGATCTCATTTACCCAACATCCCAGGTTGTGGTTGAAGCTTCAGGCGATGACTCTGCGCTTTCGCATCAAAGAGTTTTTTCAGTTTCGTTGGGTAGGCTACCCCCAACGCTACATTCTTCGATACCCAATCCTAGTGATTACCATCCTGCATGACTACCGTCTTCGTCGAAAAGGAATTCGTCCAGATGCTTGGCACCCAGCAGACGCAAAGCTAATGGCGATCTTACTAAAACGGTCCCTCGCCAAAGGATTAGAGGGTAGCAATGGCTAGAGCGCGCAACATCAAACCGGGATTTTACAAAAACGAAGACCTCGCCGAGTGTTCTGTCTGGGCGCGTTATATCTTTCCCGGATTGTGGATGTTGGCGGACCGTGAAGGGCGCCTCGAAGATCGCCCGAAGCGCATCAAGGGCGAACTATTACCTTTTGATTCCGAAGACTTAGAGCCATTGTTGCGGGAACTCAGCGACAAGGGCTTCATCGTTCGCTACCAGATTGAAGGCGCTTCGTACATACAGATTTCCAAGTTCAAGGAACATCAGTCGCCGCATTATTCCGAGAAACAAAGCGTCATCAAGCCGCCAATAGTCCAAGAAAGCAAGGCAGATAAAGAAATAGAAACTCTCGGAACTCTCCCGGAAGACTCCGAGAAAACAGTATCCATAAAGAGGGGGTCGCAACCCCCTGATTCTCTGATTCCTGATTCTCTGATTCCTGATTCAGTTCTAACAAGCAGCGCCTCAGATTTAACCACTGAGCGGCCAGAAAAAATCGATGCGCCGCCAAAAGTCGAAACGCAAGAAAACCAAAAACCGACGCGAGCAGGAAGCATCGCCTGTCATCTGCGAAACCTGGGCATCGACACTGCAAGCGTGAGAGACGAAGTGATTGAATGGGCGGATAAAAACATTCCCGATACGATCATCAGCGAAGCTGTGGCAATGGCCAGGCAGCGTAAGCCAAACGAGCGCATCAGCTCTGCGTATCTCGCTCCGATAGTTGCTGAATTGCTCAACCCAAAGCCGAAGAAAAACGGCGAGGCGGCATGGTGGACAAGCGAGAAGGGCATCGAAGCCAAAGCGCGAGAAGTCAACTGCTGGCCAGCACGAGCGGGGGAATCGTACTCGCAACTGAGCAACCGCATTCGAGAAAAACTAGAGGAAAGCCGGCGTGAGTCTCACTGAAAAAATCGCAAAACGGCTGACTTCGGTTTCAATCGGAAAGCTCTCTGACGTTCCGCTACGCGATTGGGCGAGACGTCCTAGAAGTCAGAAGGCTGTGGACTTGGCCATAGCAGGAAAGCTGTTCTCGGAGTTAGCCGACGCCCGAGAAGCTGGCTACGTGGTCGGCGACAAATGGGTTGCACCTGAAAAACGGGGGAAGAAATGAAAATCATCACGCGGGACCAAGCAATTCAGCAGGGTTTGAAAATGTACTGTCACGGCAAGAAATGCAGAGCGGGACACATTGCGGAGCGCTATGTCACAGACAGCTCGTGTCTCGAATGCAGAAAAATCAAGGCAAAGAAATACGCAGAAGCTCGCATCAAGGAAATACGCCAGGGAATGATTGTCAGGCCGGCCCCGAAGAAAGAACCGACCATCCCAGGCGCAAGGATTGTGCTTGGCCGTTGTCAGTCCGCATCGTAGGAGGAGCGATGGAAATCATCACCAGAGAAGAGGCGAGAAGACGCGGGCTAAAGACATTCTTCGTCGGTAAAGAATGCATTCGCGGGCATGTGTGCGAATGGTATGCACGCAAAAACGGCGGCTGTATCGAGTGCGGGCGAATGAAGGCTCGCGAGTATCAAGCCAAGTGCGCGGCGGCGAGAGACCGAAGTGGAACGCGCAATTCGAGCATTCCAAAACAACCGACGATTCCAGGCGCTCGCCTGATCCTGGGTCGCTGTCAGTCTGGGTCGCCATGATTCGGCGCTCGAACATCCAGGCAGAGCCGACGCCAGATGATCGAGTCTATTGCGACAGTTGCCTTAACCGCTGCAAGGGGATGATCCAGCCGCGGCGATGCTCGGACTATCTGCCGAAGCGAGATGTTATCGATCAACGTAAGGGCCGGCAGAGATGGCCAAACTTAGAGGAGTTGCTGAAGCCATGACTTCAATAAAAACGTATTGGGAATCGTTTAATGATGAGGTGCTTTATGCCTTTGGAGACAATGCAAAAAAGCAAATGCGAATAGCTTTTTACGCAGGCGCGATTGCGACACTGCGACCACTGAAAGATGCCGGGCCGAAAACAAATGCGAGAATCATCTCCGCATTGCTGGAGGAGAGTGAGACAGAAATGCGCGAGATTATTAAGCGAGGTCGAGAGGAGGAATTGAAGCGATGAATGACGAGGCGAGATACAAAAGCGCTTTACATGCTATGCAAACGGGTGTCGCGATTGATCTGGAACGGGGTTCTAATTCAGCCACTCCTAAGCATTTGCGCGTTGGAATAAATGCGGCAATGTGTGATCACGCGGCTCTTGTTCGCCTACTGGTCGATATTGGGTTAATCACATATGAACAGCATGCGAAGTATATTGCCGACGAAGCAGAGCGCGAGAAAGAGCGCTATTAGAACGAACTAAGCGAGAAGTTGGGTACGACGATCACACTAGCCTAGCGGAGATGAAACCATGAAACCAAAATGGACCATCAGAATGTCGCCATTGTGGTGCTGGAAGTTGCGGCGAGAAGATTGGATTAAGGTATCAACCAATACTCAAGTTCACGCATGGTCTTGGCTCTGTTTCTACGTAAAGCGCGAAGTGAACATTTTCCTATGATCAAGCGCGCATCAAAGCCAGTCATCGAAGCCTGCGGCTGCTGGCAGTGTAAGGAATGCAAGGGCCAAGGGCATTCAAACCGAATGGAAGGCGCGAAAGAGATCCGCGAGGATTGCGCTGCTTGCGAAGGATGGGGCCACATGAAGCTGTGCGCCACGCATGCATTGATGAGTGAATGGATTGAGAAGGGAAGGCGGAAATGAAACTACCGGCTCACACTGTACTGTTTATTGCGCACAACGCACATAAAGATGATTGGATATCTATACGCGAATGGTGCAAGCAAAACGAACGAAAAGATTATTTCCGGTGGCGTTCTGAAGAGAGCAAGCAGGATGCAATTGCAACAAATGAATTGTGGACCATGCAATGGAGTCTGAATTCGCCGCTTCCAGAACACCAAATTGTAGCTCCATCCATTGATGAGCTTCTGTCATTTGCCGCTCAGCTCGACGCAGGCGAAAGCAAATGAGGCGAGCCGCAAAGGTAGACCGCAATCATCCTGAGATCGTTGCCGCGCTGCGCGATGTCGGCGCGAGCGTGCAGCCATTGCACACGATCGGGAAAGGTTGTCCCGATGTGCTCGTCGGCTACCGCGGCACCAACTTCGTATTGGAGATCAAGGACGGGAAAGCGCCGCCAAGCAAACGGCGACTGACCGATGACGAACAGGATTGGTTTGACGAATGGAGAGGTGAAGCTGTGATAGTTGAATCTGTGGATGATGCGCTGCGCGCAATTGGGGTGATGCGATGAGACACAAATGGACAGCGCGAGACATATTCGGAGCCATCGTCGCCTGGATCGTGTTCTTTGCGACCTTGGCCATCATCGGATGGGTGCTGATATGCCTGTTCGTGACGTTCAATCCGGCGAAAGCCGCAGAGATCGAGGCGCAAGATATTTACATGCGCTGGCACCGTTGCATGGACTGGTGCGAATGATCAGCAAGTGCGTATCAGCTGGCGCAGCAATGGTCGCCTGGCCATTGATCGTCCTCGGCGGTGCGCTGGTGCTCGTCGGCGCCGTGCTCTGGTTATACGGCGATTACATGCTGGAACTTTGGAGCGACTCGCGATGATCATCATCGACCCCGCAATTCTTTCCGATGCCCTGCGCGACCTGCGCGAGCGCTCGCTGATCAACCTCATCACCGGAACGATGAAATGGTCACAGATCATTGAGGCGATCGAGGACGGCGGGTTGAATAACTGTCAGCTTGCGCTACATCTCGGCGAAGGACGATCTACGATTCACCGCTGGAAGAATGGGGCGAAGCCGAATGATTTCATCGTCGTCTGTCGCGTGCTGATGGTCTATGCTGCGCTGCAGAAGGGTATCAAGCTAGATAAGCGAATTCCTGATGGCCCAGAACTGCGGTCTCAGAATGTCGACTCGCTCATGCAGGCAAAAGACATCGTCGCGCAATAAGAAATTCCTTGCAATTCTTGTATGTTGCCCCGGCGGAACAAAATACTAGATAAAACTAGCGTATCTGCACGCGAGGTACGCAATGCTCACAGAAGAACAACTAGGCGAAGTCGTGGCGGCCGTCGAGTCCGGGTCCGGACTTCACGACGCCATTCGCGCTGTGACGCATCAAGAGCCTTCCATCCTTCTGCTTACCTGGTTGCGTGAAAATCATTACGACCTGCTGACCGACGCCAAGAACGGCAACGGCCATTCTGCGACTCAGGCTGCTGCCAGACAGGCGATGAAGGGCTAAATGCGTAAGCCGCCCAAGAAAAAGAATAACCGCCTCCTGACGCCGAAAGAGCAGGCGTTTGTCCGTGAGTATCTTGTTGACCTCAACCAAATGGCAGCCGCAGAACGTGCGGGCTACACCAGGGAAACCGCGCAGTCAGCAGCGCACGAGATCATCCGACGGCCGCTCGTGGCCGAGGCAATCCAGAAGGCAATGGACGAACGCGCTAGGAGCGTTAAGGTTAGCGCCTATTACGTCCTAACGACCATTCGAGAAACGATTGAGCGGTGCAAGCAGGCAGAGCCGGTGCGCGAGTTCAATCACGAGACCGGCGAATACGAAGAAAAAGGCGTCTTCAAGTTCGATCCTGGCGCCGTACTCAAGGGCTGCGAGCTGCTAGGCAAGCATCTCAAGCTGTTCTCCGATCGCGTTGAACATTCGGGACCGGACGGCGGCGAGATCCCCTTGCGGATTAAAGTCGAATTCGTCGCGCCGAAGGCGGAATCATGAACGAGCCGACCGCACAATTCCCGGAAAAGCTCGCATGCCTGTGGCAACCGAAGCGATACAAGATCGTTCACGGTGGCCGCGGTAAAGGCGCATCTTGGGGCATTGCGCGAGCGCTGCTTATCAAGGGCGCAGAGGAAAAACTACGCATTCCGTGCTGCC